CTTCACTAGATTCACAAAAAATTGATTATCGAGTAAGAACAAGTCTTGAAAGACCGGCAGGGTTATGAGCACCAATTCCGATATTTTCAAAGATTGAGAAACCGATAGTTCTTGCTTTCGGATCATCCGCAGAAAGAACAGTAAGTTCAGTTCTTACAGGAATACGTCCAAACATTTCTGCTTCACAGCAAGTATAAACGTAGTTTACTGGAACACGACGAGAAACAAGAATTTGAGCACCCCAAAGGTATGCAAGAAGACCTGTTTTAAGTAATGTTTGCTGAGTTTCGATGTCGAGAACGTCGCGACCCCATTTACGAATATCTGTATAGTCTTTAGCGTTTGCGAAAATTTTAGCAACACGAAGATCGTGACGCTCAACATCTGCAAAAGAGTCAGCCATAACAGAAGCAGTTAGAGGAGCTACAACTGGAATATCAGGGTTAGTGATACCATCGTCAGTAGCCGCACCTGCGATTGCGTTCATGATTTCAAATACACGACCATCTTCTTCAGCTTGAATTTCAGCTTTAGCAAGGTCTTGAGCACGTTCGATTAGGTCGAAGCGACGCTCTTTGATCTGCGTTAGAGGAATTTCTGGGTTAGAAGCAATCTCGAAAAGAGGGAAAATAACACGCTTAGGCTTTTGGATAGCAAGAATGTTTTCACCTTCTTCACCGATAATGTAGGCAGTAGCCTTTGGGTCTTTATCGTAGATTGGAAGTGCTCCATCTGGTAAAGCTTCAACTAGGAATGTTTTACGTCCAATTGAAGTGTAATCACGACGGAAGCGAAGAGGTTGAACCATAGAGGCAGCTAATTTTGCTCTGCCTGCGGCGGTTTTAATCAGTTCGCTGATTACTTTTTGTTTTGTTGCGTTATCTGCTGGTTTCATTGTTAAAAACTCCTTTTTCAGTACCGTTCGTGGAATTTTCGTCCACTAGCACCTACTTAATAATTGTTAAAAAATTAAAGTCTCATTTGTACGATTGCTAAATCGCCATCTTTACCAATAAGTAGCCCTACAACTGGTGCTGTAGAAACTCCCTTAACTTTTAACTTACCGCCTGCACCACAAACAAGCTCAGAGCCGATAGCCGCTGAACTAAGTGACACGAACTGGTCAGTTTTAAAAACTGCACCTGCACCTGCGATAAGTGATACAGTTACTCCACCGCCAGCGGAACCAACGGCTCCGTTGATTTGCGAATCAAGTAATCCTGTAGATTGATAAGATGGGACGTATCCCTGTACTTGGAAAATACCTACTGGGGCAGCTTCATTGTCTGCACCAATAACTAATTCTCCTGACGTGTTCACAGCCGCCACTTTCCCTGCTTCGATAAGAGTCTTATCTACCGCTGAGTTAAGTTTTAGAACTGTGGGACGCTTTACTGCGTGTAAAAGTTCAAAAGCCATTGTTAAATCCTCCTAGACTGTAATTAAAAATTTATTAGTCTGTTATTGTTAAAAAATTAAATACGTAATTCAAATTTCATAATCATGTTGGAACCTGTTGGAGCACTTGTTACAATCCCAATTAGTGTTGCACCATTTGGAACCGTTCCTCCTGCTAATCCAGCGGCGGTAGTCAACAATCCATTTTGTGAGCTATAAAGTTTATCCCCTACTTGTGGCAAAGCTATTGGATTACCACTCACATCACAGGTTTCAAAAATATCCACTTCATAAACACCCATACCGCTTACATAAGGACAAATTCCTGAAGCGGCGGCTGGAGAGTTTTCAAAAGGATTTCCCGCAGCGTTGTTCATAAAAATACCAACGACAGCATCGTTGGATGCGGCAGCACCCGCAGGTCCGATAATATCTGACCCAACCGCTGCCGCCACAGAACCGCCTAGAACTCCTGCAATGTCTCTGTAAGGGAGAAGAGTAGTGTTGTTGGCAAGTTGTAAATTTCCACTTGAATTACTTTTCGTAAAAGCAGAGTTATTCAACTTTCCTAAACTTACTCTATGACCGACGTACAATAATGTTAGCATCTGCTATCTCCCTTTATCAGATCAATTACTTAAATAGGTGAGAAACATCTGGTGGACAATCCCACAGGTTAGATAAATCTTCAGCACTATTTACAGAGCTAATTTTTAATCCACCTTTCAGAGTTTTAGCACCTTTTTTAGGAGCCTTTGAAGCTGTTTTAGAAGCTTGTTTTTCTTCTTTATCTTCTTGAGCTTCCCCACCGAAAGCGTCTTCATAAGCTTCTTTAGCATCTTTCATATCAGGAGACATGAAAAGGTCTTCAAGAGCTTCGTCTTTTTCAGACGGAATCATGTCAACTTCTTCCATAGAAAGTTCTTCTTCGTCTTCCATAGCTTCTTCTTCAGATTCTACTTCTTCTTCCATAGCTTCTTCTTCAGATTCTACTTCTTCTTCCATAGCTTC